AACTAAATAAGTTATGAAATACGCAATGTTACAAATCAAAAAAGAAACCCATGAACTTCTCAAAGGGTATTGTGAAGAACACGGGTTTAAAATGGGTAGTCTAGTTGAAAATCTAATCAAGAAACACATCGGTGTCTCAAAACCACAATCTAGTGTGTTGAAGGCTGATAAGGTAGTTCTTAGAAATCAATCTTACTAAACCCATTTACTTTTTTTATTTCTATCAATCCATCTACGATATCTCTCATTTGTTCTAAGTGAGAAATTACCCAAATGAAATCAAATTGAGTTTTAAGATATTGCATCATCATAAATAAAGATGATAAGTTATCTGCGTCTAATGTTCCAAATCCTTCATCTACTACTAAGAAATTCGGACGAGGTAAGTTACATACATTAATAAGTGCAACTCTAATAGCAAGTCCACTCACAAACTTCTCCATCCCACTACACATCTCCAAAGGCCATTCCTGGTCTTCGTAAACTATTTTTGCATTTATAGATTTACCATCCATTTCCATTGTCACACCAAAGTCTACAACTTGTGCAAGGATATTGTTTACCTCGTTCTCAATAACAGGTAATGCTTTTGAAATCAATTCATATGGAATACCATCTCTCTTAACTGCATCTAAATAATAGGTGTATAATCGGTTCTTTTCCTCTAAGTCCTTAACCTCATTCATCTTTTGTTTGATACTGTCTATATAAGTCTGTAATGATGATATAGAACCATTTGTAGTTGCTATTTGTTTAGTAATATCTTTAATGTCCGACTCAATTTTCTTTTTCTCTACTTCTAATTCTTTGATTTGTTTTTCTAACTCTTTATTACTTTGAATTGTTTCTTCGTTTTCAAAATACTTTTCAATATCTTCTTCTACTTTGTCTAATTGGGTTTGTAATAATTCTTCCTTTGTTTCCAAACCCTTCAATTCTGCCTCTGCAATTTTTAAGATACCTTTGGATTGTCCAAGTTTTATTTTTAAGTCAGTCAATTCATTATATTGTTCCTCAACCCCTTCCATCGTATCTATGGTTTGTTGAATACCGGTACATTGTATAGTTGCATTTTTAACAAACCTTTCCAATTCAGGCAATGCTTCTTTTGCTCTCATTGCATCTTTAACAAATTCATTATCGCAACAAAACTTACAATTTGGGTCATATTCATGCTTATCTAAATGATTAATCTTTTCTTTGGCGGAATCTAATTGTGACTTTACTATTGAATAAGTTTTTTCTGCTTCAACTAATGCTTTTTGTTCTCGTTGATAATTTGAATACACAACTTCTATATCAATTCCATTTAATTGTTTCTTTTCATCTATTGATTGTGAAATTTCTTCAATTTTTCCTTCTAATATTTTAATGAATGTTTCTTTTGTTCCAATTAAAGTTGTATTGTTTTGAATATCTTCACCCAAACCCTTTCTTTTTTCTTCTAATGTAGGTAAGTCCAAATTAGAGTCAATAGGAGTAAGGTTTCTACTTAAATCTAATATAACACTATCTAAACCATCTTTGTCAGCATTTAATCTAGCTAATTCTTTATCCAATTCTTTTAACTCACCTTTCTTATCTTTTAAGTCATTTGCTTTATCTGCAAGTTCGGTAGTAAAGTCGTTTCTCTTAAAGTTTTTAATCAATACTGAAACTTCTTTAATATCTTCTAATCCTGTTTCATATAATTTGTCAAAAACATTCAATCCCATAAATTGAGCAAGTAAGTCTTTTCTCTCACTTTGTGATTTGTCAATGAATATAGAGTTATTACCTTGTAACGATAATGCGGTCAATACAAAATCTTCATACTTACCAACATATTGTTCAATTACGGCATTTGTATCTCTCCTTTCTGTTCCGTTCAAAGAAGTCCTATCATCACCATCTTGTCTATAAAACTGAACATCAACTTTAACATTTTTTCCTTTGTTTATAGTTTTTGCAGTTCTCTCAATATGATAATCTATACCTTCAATTTGAAAATGTAAATGACAACTAAAATCTTGCTTTCTATTGTTTAATATGTTTTGTGCTTTGAATGCTCTACTACTCTTATCATAAAGACAGAATGAAATTGCATCAAAGATAGATGACTTACCTTGTGCATTGGGTGCAAACAACCCCATCAATCCGTTTAACTTACTAAAATCAATCTTATTGTCCTCACCATAACTAAACATATTAGAAAACTCAAATCTAATCGGTTTCCAGTAAATGTTTCTTAAAGTTTCCTCATGTGTAATTCTACTATTGACATCTCTGTTTATCTTTTCTAATTCACCTAAATCTTTTGCATCAACAAACGGCATCATTCTTTCCACATACTCATTTATTAAAGAGTTTTGGTAGTTTATATCTGCAATGTTTTCAAAGTCTAATTTATTACCTCTATCTCCTGTTTTCTTTTTTGATAGGGAGTCTGTTCTAATAATTGTAAAGTCCTCAACACCATATTTCATTTTGATTTCCGCAATTACTTTTTTAGTGTCCGCAGTATCGGTGTTTGACAATCTTACTCTTAAACGAGGATGTTTTGGCATATCATTTACAACTGGAACCTTACCATTATCAATATCCATAGTATAATAACCATAGTCATTTTGAATGTCAATTTCCTCATAGGTCATTGTGTCCAAATCCCATGCTAAAAATCCATGTCTATCCAATGTCTCACCAAAGTTTTGTTGTAATAGAGAACCCGCGTAAACTACCTTACATCCCTTCGGACTTATCATTTCTTGACGCTTATGAATATCACCTAATAAGGCTAAATCAAAACCATCAAATATATCCGTTGTAAAATGTCTACTACTTACCACATATCCTATATCAGTTTGTGAATTATCAACAGGTCCGTGGAATAAAGCAATCTTTTTATTACCAAACATTTTATCAGCACTAATCCAATTGTCTTTGTTGTCTAAAATTGAAAATACTGAAAAATCAATACCACCAATAGAAAATACCTGTGTATCTCTTAAATAATAAAAGTCTTTTAATTCCAATGCATCTACAATAGGAGTAAGAACATCCATTCTATCCATATTGTTCATATTACAATCGTGATTTCCGGTAATAAGAATTGTAGGACAAGTTTTAGCACACTCTTTGAATAACCAACTTATTTCATTGACTAATTCTGGACTCATTTCCAATTTAGCATGTGCAATATCACCTGCCAAATATATAATTGCATCTTCGGTTCCTCTTTTACGGATTTCCTCAAACATTTTTTCAAATACCTGTCTATACTCTTTGTGTCTTTTTACATTACGGATGTGTACATCGGCAATGTGGTAAATTGTTTTTAATTTACTACTCATAGTGAGTTTATTTTGTTTAATAATAATTCTTCGGGAGAAAACTCTTTGGTTTTCTTTAATTCCTCATAGAATTTTTCATACCCCATATCGGCGGCATCTTTATCTTTAAGATACATCATTTTTACATGAATACCTTGTTTTCTAAAATATTCGGCAGCTTTAAGTGCCTCATTAATTGCATCGTTATCCAATGAAATAATAATATCGGTAATGCCACTCATAAAGATTTTCTCAACCAATATTCTGGATGGAAACTTACCTAAAAGTGGAATTGCATTTCTTTTAATTGTAATTGCATCAAATACGCCTTCACAAAGTATAATCGGTTCGTTCCAATTTACTTGAGAGTCAAAACATATTACATTTTTACTGATTGGAGGATTTTTGTATTTCATTTTGTTGTCCGGATAATACGAACGAGAAACGAAGTAATTTAATGAACCATCGGAATTGTATGATGGTATAATTACTCTCTGTCCATATAATCCTTCTTTACAATATCCTATGTTATATTTGATTATATCCTTTTCAGTTATACCTCTTTGAGTAAGGTAGTGGATTGCGTGTTTATATTCTGGATTAAACCCCTTTGGAACCTCACTAAGACTAATAAATTCTTTTGGTAAGGAAATGAACACCTTCGTATCGGCATCCTCTAAAAGTGGGTTATAATTGCTATCTCCGTATATCTCTCTAATAACCGAAATAACCTTTCTATCAACATCTAACTTTTTTAATAATGAGGTCAATTTCTTACCACCACTATTGCAAGTCCAACAATGCCATTTTTGGGTTTCCGTATTAACTTGTAGTTTTTGTTTATGGTGATTACAGAAAGGACAGTAAAATGCCAACTCATTCCCTTTGAGATTGAGATAACTACCCAAAACACCAGTAAGGGTAGATACGACTATATTCTTATCATTTTGCTTCAACACCCTTTAAATATACGACAAATATTTGATATTTCCAAATATTTTAAGGCCTATTTTCCTCTAAAAACCACTCATTTGGGATGATTTTGTCTGCATACTTATATCCGTTTTTTTCACACCAATCCCCATAGGTCGTTTTAGACTTTTTGGTGATTTTGTTCTTTGAATTGGAAAATACGAAACGAATGTCCATATTTGGGTTTTGTTCTTTAACCAATAAGTGTTTCTTACGGTCAGCTGCCACAAACCTACCTTTTGTCTCTATTCTAATACCATTGGGTAATTTGAAATCGGGATGATAGTGGTGAGTGGATGCAGGAATTATGTATGGAACCTTTTCGGTCTCATACTCTACTTTAATTCCATAAGATTCTATTTGTTGAGAGATGGTTTCTTCTAAACCAGACTTAAATCCATATTTTTTAGCAACCCATTTTGGATTGCTCTTTTTTGTAACTTTTTTTGCCATTAAGTTGTTTTATTTTGCTCTATCAAGCTTACCATATGGTTTAGTATCGTTATATCCGTTTTTTAGATATGAACTACCACCACCAATGTCTGCACCTGCTAAACCATATTTGTTACCAGCTGGTGAAATCTTCTCAAACGCTGCGATTGCTTTATCATCCGCGTCTTTTGTTCCAGAAAAATCAATTCCTACTGAATACTTTGTTTTGTCTTTTGCTTTTTCTGCATCTACTAATGCTGCAGCGGGTTTACCTTCTTCCCAACCACCTGCTTTTTGTTCTTCGTATAATTCTAAAATAGTTTTAGCCATGTTATTTGTTTTTGTATATAAATATAAGATTATGTATCAAATCGTATAATAAAGTTTACAGGAATATCTGGTTCCGATTTTATTGGTTGAGGTAACTTTGCAACTGCCACCAACTGACAATCATCATCATATAATCCAATAGTAGTAATGAATGGAGCTAAGAATGAACCTGTACTATCTACCGAACTACTTAATTCATAGTGTTCAAATCCACCGGATACATTTGCTTTAAATGATGATGGTATTCTATAATCCAAAATACTACCATCTTCTAATATTGATTTCTTTTTAATATATTTGGTTCCTGTATTTGTGACAACACTTATAGTTTTACCATCGGAAGTTATATATCTTTGAGTTTCTTTACCAACCTCTACTACCGCAGTTGGATTTTGCGACACATTAAATTCATCTTCATTTACAACCAAAAGATATTCATGTTCGTAAATTGTTTGAGTTGATTTGTAATCCAATTGCCACCCACTTGTTAACTTATTAGCAACATCCCTTGTTATTACAATTAATCCTTGATTATAGAATACATTACCAATTTTACTAATAGCAGCTCCTCCTTGTAAAAATTCAATATTATCTACAACCATTATACCAGATTCTATATCAAATGATATAATATTACTATCATAGTTTGTACCATTATATATTAAATTGAATATACCATTTTGTATATCAAACCCCATAAATTGAAAAGAAGTAGTATATGATGTTGATAATAAATCTGTAAATATTAATTCATCATTTTCAATATCAACTGAAATTATAGTTATGGTATCTCCCGACGTATCTATTATATTTCCGTATGAATCATCCGTATATTCTGTATTACCCTCTACTAATAAAACAGACCCTTTTTTTATACCTTCTCCAACATATATTTGTGGTATAGAAATCACTTTTGCACTACCACTTAAAAATCTATCCTTTGAGGCATCAGTATTATCGTATTGATTATTCTTATGTCCTGTTCTTGTAAATGGATTATTTTCGTTTCCATTATAAAATTGAGCTCTTAATTGTCCGTATACCGAATGTTT